ACCCAGCCGGGCAACGCCTCAAAATGCGCCTGCCAAGTCTCTGTCGCATTGACCGGTCCGACCAGCGCGAATCCACCCATAGCGTCAGCCGTCCACTGCGCTGAATCCGCCGTGATCTCTGTGCTGTCGGCGGTGAACTCCGTAACTTGTTGGCCAAGCGCAAAATTAACGATGGTGCCGGTATCCAGCGGAATAGATTGGTTTGCCAGCAGTGTGAAATCTGGCGGCTGGTCTACGTTTACAACAACAGATACCTGGTCGCCAATGTTGCCGGCAACATCAATGGCCGCAATCCAGTATGTGTATGTGCCTGCCTCAGTCTCAAACACGTTGGCGAACGTACTGCGCACCGTTCCGACTGTTTGCGCAGCCTCATACACCGCACCACGCCGCACTTCGTAGCGGTCAATGCTGAAGCTGGTAGTGGCGTCAGTCCAGCGTAGCAAGACGTTATTGTCGATAACCTGCGGGCTTATAGTGACTGCATTAGGGCGGCGGATAATCAACTCTGCAACGCTGGCAACGATGGATTCATTGCCGCTGGTGTCGAACGCTTTAATCAGCAGGTTCTCAGTGCCGTTAGGGCGGGTTTCCCACTGCCAGCGCGTGGCCTGCAACCGTTGCAGGAATGTAGCGGTCGACCATGTGTTGCCAAGGCGTATCTCGTAATAATCCAGATCAATGTCAGGCACTGGCGACCACAACAGCTCAATCCCGAATGGGCGAATGCTGCCACGGAACTGACTGACGTTTGCAGGCGGTGCTGTTTTGCCAAGGCTCCCGAACGAAATCGCAGACCACGCCGACACCGCACCAAGACTGTTTGCCGCACGAACTCGGAACGACCATGCACCAACCTCTGCATCGTCGAACTCATAGATTGGAGCCGCCAGGAAGTCCGACAGCGAAACATAAGCGCCGCCCTTGTAGCTTCCCTGTATCTCATACCGCTGGGCAGTCGCATTGCCGTTCCAAGTTACCGTGATTCGACTGCGGATAGTTTTCAGGTCGTTTGCGATGTAGAGCGATTCAGACGCCGCAACCCCAGTCGGCGCGCTAACAAATAACGGATTAGGCAGATTCAGCGCAGGCGGAACAGCAACTGGCAGTGCATCGTTCTCATCCCATGACCACACGTCTAGGCCGTCTTCTTGCAGCGAAACCTCAGCACCGTTTAATCCTATTTCCAGTGATTCAATGCGGAATATCTTGTTAGCCCAACCAAGCCCGGCAATGCTGAGTTTGATGCGGTCGCCTACGCCGTACTCCATAACACGCCAGCTCATAGTGCATGAGACGCGCACGCCGTAGCGACTGCGCTCTAGCAGAATCTTAGCGCAGCGTCGGGCAAGTGTGCCGGAGTTAGCCCACGGAAATTGGCTGTCTGTGATCAGCTCTTGCTTGTCTTGCGTGACGTACTGGTCAACGACAATTGGCACGAAATCAACGACTTCTCCGTCTTGATTTGGGTCGATGAATGTGCCGCGAATACCGTTGATTCGGTCTTTAGTATCTGCCGTTGGCACAATCTGAATGCCTGACCACAGGTCGGATTCGGAGAATGATGCAGCAGCGGCTGGCGATTCGTAAACCCCAGGCACATAGCGCACCTTGCCCTGAACGTACTGCAAGCCGCTGACACCTGCCGCCACAATAGAGTTCAGCGCAGTGGCCGGTGAATCAGTGATCGAGAAAGCCCCGTTTGCCGTGTAACGCTTCTCTGTCTGGCCGCCGCCGCGCGTTACAAGCTGGTCACAGATATTCGCGCCAGTTACCCACGTCGCCTCATCCATTTCAGCAACTGCCATGTTGTAGCCATGCTCAGACAGCAGAAAGTCGCGCAGCACTAACGCATGGTTATCAGTCCAGCCCCGAGTACCGGTGCGCGGGTCGTATATGGTGTCCTTGCCTTTTACCAGAGCATCAATCTGCGGCACGCCTTGGTAGACGTTATTATCATACGTCAATTTGAAATAAGCGTAGGTCTGGCCAAGCAATTTGTGGTTACTTGTCCAGCCTGCAGGCGTACTGGCGACAATGGACGCATTCGCTCCAGTCTGTTTGCCAGTCTCATAAATCATGCTTGCCTTGCCAGCGTACTTGCCCTGAGCAACCGTGCCGATAAATGCCAGTTCGCCGTTAAAGTAGACGCGCTCAATATCGGCACACGAATGAGCGGCAAAAATAACAATCAGGTGAAGGGTATTGCTGTCGCTGCCGCTTGACTCGATGTAACGACAAACTCCACCAACGCGGGTGCGACCATAGACAACACGGCGCGGGGTATCGGCATCACGAGCCATAACCTTCCGGTCTTCATAATCAGGGGTCGGCAGCGAGGGCAGTAGCGACTCAAGGACGTCGCGAGCACCACGCAGCACGCCTCCGGACACCACATTGGTGATGTCCCAACCGGCATCCCAGACGTTGCCCCATGCGCCTTTAAGGTCACCATGAGCTAAGTCATCAATGGCATAGCCGATCTTTTTTACACCCCGAATACCGTCATCGACTACACCGCCGACGTAGCCCTTAGAATACGTGGGGTCGAGATTTGACCAAAAACCCATGCTTTACCCCCGAGTCTTAAACCAGCTCGCGGCCGGCCAAATTACTTCTTTGCTTGCGACCTGCGCGGCATATTGCATCCCCAGATCGCCCGGATATTTTCGTCGCTGGTCTTGATCGGCATAACGCTCAGTGCGTGGCCTGTCGAGCGCAGCGAATTTCCCTTTGCATTGTACCATAACGCGGCTTTCTTGGCCGTAGGATATGTTTGGAGCGCCTGATGTGAATCCGGAGAATAGCAGCATATCTCCCCATAAAATGCTCCCCATCTCATCTGCGGTGTGGATGGTCGAGTCAGCCGTGACGATTGTTGAGTCAGCACGAAAAACAGCGAAAGCGTTGCCCGTCCCTACTCGCAGCCACACCGAAACCGGCGAATTGATAAACCCAGGCGACGCGGCAACGGCAAGTGTCGGCAGGTCAACGCCAGAGAAATCAATACCTATTGTGGTCTCTGTCATGTCGCTGCCTTCACGAACAGTGCCTATACTGCCGAGTGTGCCTGGCGTGTATGTCTCGCCCCCGAACGTCACTGGCCCTGTATCACTGGTCATGCGCAGCGTGAGAGTAGGTGTCTCAATGCGCACCAGCACAACGAAACGCGGAGAGCCTGACGACAGCGCCGCAATGACCTCTGGTGATAACGTGCGCGGCATCAGTCAATCTCCAGTGCATCAACGCCGACAGCATAAATCGGGCTGCCAGCTGCAGGCGTTAGGGCGAACTCTGCACCGCTGCTGTTAGTAAGGCGAAGGTAGAGATACGGATTATCAACAATCACAGACTGCCCAGCGGTTGCAGGTCGGCGCACTGGAGGAGTGACCTTGATCGCAGCCGTGCCATCTGCAGCAGACGCAGTATCTTCTGTTACTCGATACGCCTGCTGGTTAATCTCTATCCAGTCGCCTGCGGCCAACAGCAGCGGCTGTGATGGCGTCCATCCGTTCGTTCCAATCAATGAACTTCCTGCTGCAGCCGAAACCACTTTACCAGTACCTAGCGCAGTGCCATAGCGTTTGTAGTCTGGAATGCGAATCTTGAATATGCCAACAGGGCCAAGGAGCGCAGACAGCTGAGCTTGCAACCTTGATGCTGCGCGCCCTTTCCTGTTAGTCCACGACAGCGACACCCCCCAGCGCGAGCCTGGCAATGTCGAGTATTGCTGGAAGCCGTTAAGGCTGCTGCGGAACGCATTGACGTTGGCAACGAGCGTTATTGTCGCGCCATCTGGCGCTTCGGTAATCTCAATCATCTGCGGCGGCCTCCAGTTGCTTGCCCAATCATCTTAACAATTCCAGGCATCATCGCAGCCATCTCAGCGCGCACAGTCTGGCTTACGCCGGTGCTGATCTGCAGCACTACCGTTTGATTGCTGCCTTGTAGTTTGTCGTTCGGCGTGACATACCCATTAGCGCCCAGTGTCACAAGTTCTGGGCCACGCTCGCCGACTAGATAAGTGGTGCCAGCGGTCACTTGGCCACCCAATGCACGGGCTGGCGCGAACTCGGTGGCGGCGATCAGGGCTGCGGAAGCGTAGCCCATAGCGCGTACTGTCTGTGCGTTAGCTGTTCCCGCTGGAATCAGCGCAGGGTTTGCCGTTACTGCGGCTAATGCTGCGTAAGCGGCCTGCGTCTGCACGGCTGACAGCTCTGCCGACATAATCGCCTGAGCGACCATTAAACCCTTTTGCACTGCGATTGCTGCCAACCCTAGATCCGTACTTTCCGCTCCGTACGCTTCAAGAGCAGCTACCAGATTCGCGCTAAGGTTTTGAGCTGAAGAGATCATGCTGTCATTGAGCTGTTGCTGTTGCTGTTGTTGCTGTAGTGCGATAGTGTAGCTTTGAGTGGCGTAGTTCTGATCAGACGCCAACTTCAGCGCGTTGGCTTCCTCTACTGCAATAACGCCATCGCCAAGAGCCGAAGCAATCTGGTATTGTTGCGTCAAATAATTGTCTTTAAGACGATCCTGAGACGTCATTTGTGACGTTTCGAGCGCCTCGATTTGCTTCAGTGTGGAGGCGCGGGAGGCAAGGCGTAGGGCGTCGGCGGCCAGCGCTTCCTGCGCAAGTTTCTTTTTGGCGGCTAGGGCTTTCTGTGCGAGTTTCTTTTCTGCCTCCCATTTGGCCTGGTAGAACAAATCAGCATCGGGGCCGAACTCTTGCGCGCGAGCTATGTTTGTTTCTTCAATCAGTTTTTTCTGCTGCTTAATAAGCTGGTTGTTTTCACGCAGCCGAATCTGTGCCGCAAAAGTAAGTTCAGAGTTTGACAGGAATCCGGCAGAGACGCCGGTGATAGTTTCGAGTAAATCCTCACCCTCTTTGCGAACGCCGCGCACCGGGCTTGACAGCATTTCAAACCCTTTCTGCAATTTGCTCGTCTCTTCCTCAAGCGCAACGATGGTCTGCTTCTCAGTCACCTTGTTAAGTTCTTCACGGAGAGTGCGTATCGCTTCGCTCATTTTGTCGGTGGTTGCTGTTGACCGCATGAGCGATGAAACCAGAGGGCCGGCAATAGCGCCAGACACCGCCAGCAATGCACCGATCACAGCACCACCGGGGCCGAAAAGTGAGGCAACCTGCGACCCTTGCTGAGACAGCACGATGAACGGTGAAGTGCCAGCGCCAAGCTGAACCGCAATATCCTGAACCTGATAGCCCATCATCTGTACGCCGTTGCCGGCCATGCGGAATGAGCCGCTGGCTTTTGTGGTAGCGACTTCTGTCTTGCCTGCTGCAGTTTGCAGCGTCTGCAACTGCTTAGCCGCTGCCGTAGCCTGACTGGCGTCAACCTCAATCGCTAGTTTTGCTATATCCATCGCTCGCCCCCCGGCATCCACGGCGCAAACGATTCAGGATCGCGGCCACGGTTATATTCACTAAGCCACATTCTACTCAATTCTGCGAGCGCTGTCGCCTCATCTGGCGTTGGGATTATGCCGGTCAGGTCTGACCATGATTTGATTTCAGCGAACGTGATCGAATGGCCGCCAACTGTGACGCCCATCTGGCGCAACCAGTCCCAAAGATAAACGAGTGGGCCGGTTTCTGGTAGGTGTGTCGTCCATGACACGGAGCGTGGGCTTTTGGTCTTGCCGTCTGCCGGAACAGCAGACAGCCAGCCGTTTAGCCTGACAAACTCACTCAGCTGTTGGAAGGCTGAGCGGAAGTCACTTTTTTTTTGTTAATGTGGTTATAGACCGAAACGGCCAGCCAGAAAAAGCGATCATCACGCAGAATTTCAACACCTGCGCCGGAGTCCTCGCCGTGGAACTGAATAAAAGCCGCTTCTGCAACCAGCACAGCGAGCGGCAATTCTTTATCCAGTCCATCGGCAATCATGCGCGCCAACGCCGCATTATAGCCACGGCTCAGTGGGTGATGGATCTCAACCGTAAGTTCGGTCTCCCCGTGATCTGGATGAACCACAGGGATAATCTCAGTGGCTTGGATTGCAAGCTCGTTCAGGTTCACGCTTAAACCTCAACAATCGGGCTGGTGACCTGAAGATCAACGCTGATGCCAGCGAAGTTGCCTGTGCCGGCCTCAGACTTGCGGTAAGACGCGACGATGGCCTGAAAATACTCAATTTTGCCATTTGCGCGGGTGATCTTACAGCTGATTGTGTCTTGGCCGCTCTGTGCGGTTTTCAACATACCCTGCCCAGTGTCTGCCGACACTTCGCGCATCTGCAGCGTGCCGCCGCCATTGTCGATCTCGCCGTGTGCCTTGCGCACAATGCCGTCTTTAAGGTCGGCTTGTGACACGATTGACGCAGCCGGGCCGATCTCCGGAATAGACGCAACGCCCTTCACTTCGGTGTAGGACAGAGCACCATAACCCGTGCTGTCTTCTGTTGCAGGCAGAGTTGCACTGACGCTGATGGTGGTGCCGATATTGGTATAAGACATGGTAAAACCCTCGAATTTCTGTTAGCTAACGGCTGCCAGTTTATCACCCGCTGTACGCGATTGAAACAGGCACCTGCAAGCGGTCGCCTTCTGCCACTAATGACAGCTGCAGCGGTCGGCGTGTGGTGATAATGCCAGTGGTGATTGTGGTTTCTTTTGGCCACTGTGATGCAACCTGCTCGGCCAGCGTATACAGAGGCTCCGCGCCTGAGTTAGGCCGCCCGCAGACGTTAATGGTAAAGAACCCACGGCGCACGATGTAATCGCCTGCCACGTCCGGATCTAAGTCATTGGGCGCGTGGTAAACCTCAAGCCACTGGCCTGTTGCTGGCGGCGTGAACGTGACTCCTGGATACGCCACTGGCACGGTCGCCCATGTCTGCACCTGTGTGAAGAATGCTGTCAGTAAGTCAGTGTTGGTGCTCATTTAATCCTCGCTTTCAATTCAGTGACCGCCTGCGCAACATGCTGCTGCCAGTTCTGAGCAGCAGACTGCGCGAACATATATCGTATCTCCATTTTGCGCGCATAAGCAGCTGTCCAGCCATAATAGAATATGTCGCCTGGCTTTAGCTGTGCCAGTACGGCTTGCAGCTGGCCACCACCCTGCCACTCTTGGTTTGTGTAATCCTTTTGCTTCTTGTCTTCCCCTGATGGTAGGCTGCCAATCTGCGCTTTGCCCGAGTTGGTCAAAAACCCAGTATCGACAGGCATCTTACCACCTTTAAAACGGCTGGTCTGCGCTTCTTCAATCATGCTTTGCGCTGCCTCACGCACAACACCTGTAGTCAGCGCCTGAGACTTGCGGATAAAGTCATCAATTTGGGCTGCGAATACACTCACCGGAAACCCTCCATCCTGATAGCGCGGCCAATGAAGTCAACGCGATAAACCGCGCGGCACCGGCACTGGATTAGCTCACCTGCAGGCGCATTCAGTGAATCATCACCTGGATACATAGCCTGTCCGCCCATAGGGAAGTCAAATGGCTGATACAACGAACGCTGCTGTTCTTCCATCATCATGTGCGTTTCACGGGTGCGACCATCGCCTGTGGAATCCCACTCTTTCGTAACATCACGCGGATCAATATCGCCCTTGCTGATCGCCTGCGCTATCCCCTCAGCCTGACCAGCACGCAGGCCACGGATAGCTTCTGTGCGTGCAATGGTGTCGCCTCTGTACTTCTGAGCGCGTGACTGCATAGCGGTGATAGCGGCATCAATGGTCTGTTTCGGCACGAGCTTGCCGTCTTTCATGGCGCGACGGATAACAGCGTCAAACCGTTTGTCACGCAAGGCGCGGGTGAAGTATCGGCTGTCGCCAGTTAGCAAGTCCTCGCGGGCATTCCGCACCCACTGTGCCTGTTGATTGGTCAGGCCGATAAACCCGCCACGGCGCACGCCATCAGTGCCAACGCGCCCGATAAGGTCGAGCGCCTGCTGTCGTGGGGCAATGCCAGCCTGCGTGCCTGCGGCGATTACAGAGCGCACCATCTCGCGTTGATCGTCCAGAATCTCCACAATCATCCGGCTGGATTCGCTGGCAATCCATTGCGCTGCGCTGGTAGCGTTTAGGTCAAAGCGAAACACCACTGGCCCATCTACGGTAGGGATTGGCGTCAAAATATCGGCGGCAAACTGCCCGCCAGTCAAGTAACTGTCGCGCAGTGCTTCGGTCAGTGGGGCGAAGGTGGTCTCGTCCAGCCCCAGAATGCGGATAAGCCGGTCAACGTCACCTGCAGCAATAGCGTCCTGCACGGCTTTCAGCGTGCTGGCAGAGCGAATGCTGTTTACAGCCTCCTCAAAGGCTGCTCGCATGGCTTTGACTTTCTCGGCGCTGATGCTATCGGCGGTCATGGTTAGCCTCTGATATTCGCTGTTTAGCAATGTCAAAATAGCCTTGGTCTAGCTCAATGCCAATAAAATCGCGTCCTGTCAGTTTAGCCATTTTACCAGTCGTACCGCTGCCCATAAATGGATCG